ATGTTATATGTAATCTTAATTGCAGCCATCGTGATCTTCTGGTTGATCGCAGTCGATAGGCCGGTGTTAAAAGTAAAGTTCGATAATGGCCATATTAGTAACGTAAAAGGGCATCTACCTCCTTCTTTCAAACACAACTTACAGGATATTAGTGAGCATAACCCGTTTACTGGTGAAATGAAGGTGTATAGCCAACGGACAGGAATGCGCTTAAGCTTTTCCAAAGGCATTCCCAAAAAAGTTCAACAGAGGATTCGTAACGTTTTTCCGCATCAGGGCTTCAAAGCAAACAAAGGCAAGAAGCGCGCTTAATTACATATCAGTTACTTCATCATGTTAAATGGGACGCAATGTGGCGTCCCATTTTCGTATCTACAGAAAAATTACTTATCATCGAACAATCAACAACATAAACGGACCAAAACGATGAGATACGTTGTAACTTTAATGGTATTGATCTTTGCAAGTAATTCAGTTTTTGCTGACGATTCAGAAACGAACCTGTTGGCTAAAAAGATTAAGACTAAGCTTCAAAAGAAAGTAGACAATAAGTTTGATGGCTATCAAGGTTATTGTGACGTCATGATAGAAATGGAGCACAAAAGTAAAAACGCAGTAATAAAAAGAGTAACCAGCAGTGGTGACCAAAAAGTGTGTAGGTACGTTAAGTCCAACTTGAAGAAAGGAAAACGCTATCGTTACAAATACCCCGAAAAGTACATTCGCCTCCATATAACCACAGGCTTATAAATGTTTCAGAACGCAACTGAGCTCGTGATTTTTGGCAGATTTCGTTGCGGAGCGATTAGAGCGTTTAGCTGATTTTTGCTGTTGTACGAGGCGAGTATGAAAGGCTTTTTTGTTTGGTAGCGCTTAAGTTAGTAATCGTGATGCCATTGAGTGGCAAATTCAGTGAGTTGGCCATCATCACCATACATAGATTGATTCAGGTGCTTACGGAAGGACACGCCAGTAAGTCGGGGACTAAGCGCGCATCAATTTTCAATAAGAGATTTGATTTGCTTCGTAAGCATAACCACAAACCAAACTAGCGATTGCAAGCCCACAGAAACCTCGGTTAAAGCTTCAAAAGAAAACAATGTTGTTAATCTTAGGATGACATTCTGGCCAATTGGTGACAGCTCAACAAATTTTGACAGGAATTGCTTTGTTAGAGATTGGAGCATTAACAGACTTAGAAGCCGCGGGGCAAGTATTAAAATATGCTAGAGCACTAAAGAAAATGATGTAAAAAGGCTCCGCAAGGAGCCTGATAATCTTAAAGTGTACTAATTGATACCTGATCTGACACTTACCCACTTTTCGACTCGGTGCCTGTCAGATTATATCTGGGCTAGATTCTTTTCAGCCCAGATTGATTTCCCATCCTCTAATGTCTCTATTGGCGTTCTGCCACAGCATATTTTTCCTTGATGAGTACGATGATATTGTAGTAGTCCATCCATTCGTCCAGATCTTTCTGTAATTCTTCCATTGAGCCATACAGTTTCTTTCTGAACGTCACTTGGTAGAACTCATTCAATATGGTCTTGTGGAAGCGTTCGAAGATACCATTTGTCTGTGGTGACATCGCTTTAGTTTTAGTGTGGTCGATATCATTAATGGCCAGATAGAGCTGGTAATCACGTTGTTCAACACGACCACAGTATTCAGTGCCTCGGCCAGTCAATATTCGCAGCATTGGTAGCTCATGCGCCTCGAAGAACGGTAAAACCTTATCATTCAACATATCTGCAGCGGTGATTGGTGTTTTTGTCTCGTAGAGTTTAGCGAAGGTGATTTTGCTGTAGGTATCAACGAACGTCTGCTGGTAGATGCGTCCAACACCTTTAAGGTTGCCAACATAAAACGTGTCTTGAGAGCCGTGGTAGCCTGGATGCGCTGTTTCTATCTCACCGCAAGCCTCGTCATCATGCTTCTTGCGTTCAAGGGCTGCAACTTGCTCTTCCGTTAGAATGATACCGTTCTCAGCGACCTGTGTTTCTAACGCAATAAGGCGCTTTTTGAAGCTTTCTAGGTCCATTACGAAGCCAGATTGAGAAGGCCAGCTTTGTGTTTGATGATTGGATTGTTAGTATGAAGCATGAGAGTTACCTCTTATTGTCCTTGATTAGTGATTAAGCACCTTTAATCAAAGTGGGTAACTCTCTTCTTTTCAAATTGGAGTCTCAGATCTAGTCTGAACTAATACAAAAATTCTGATGAATCAATCTTCAAATACATCGAGTAGATTTGTATCGAACGAAAGCCCCTTTAAATTGTGCTCTTCACATAACGATATGAGTTTGTCATCACAATAAATTGACGTACAACCTTCATCTTTTGATTTAAAGACATATTTATTTGAAAGATCGCTTTCTATAAATGCCAGTTTCTCTAATAATCCTTGTTCTCCGTCAATGTCTTCAAATTTGATTTTCTGCTTGTCTTCTTCTCCAAAGGACATCACGTTGAACACGGTAAAACTTTCATCATCGATTGTAATCGGTAAGAACTCACCGTCAGAATCAATTACATCTCGTACTACCTGATATGCATTTTCTCTCAAGACAAGAAATGTTCTCCATTTAGATATGTCTGGGATTGCTTCAGCAAATTTAAAGTGTTGAGTAAATGTTGCATATTCATTTACCCAAACATCTCTCAAGCTGGTTGAATCAACAGGGGCTCTTCGAAGTCGTCTTAACAACTTAAAGTCATCTGAATCGAGAGCTCGCTTATAAGGGTCATGCTCTAAGACCTTAAATTCTCGAGGTTTACTTTTTAATTTGTATACAGTCATACAGTAGGTTTCCAGTTAGCATCTTTCTTCTCAAGAATTTTCTCAGGATGAGAACTATCTTGTATTTGCTTTCTTGTATTTGCTTTTTCAGCAGTTAAGCAGTGTGGACTTAAATACATTTTCACTATGCCTAATTCTTCCAAGCGTGCCAATCCAGTTCTGATAATTTGTACCATGTATTCGTGAATGAGGTGGAGCTTTTGGAGTAGTGTAGTGATCTTTATAAGCACTGGATCTAGGTAACCAAACACCATTAATTGCATCATTAATACCTATACCAAATTCGAACATTTGTAATTTTGCATCAATCATCGCAGTTACCTTACCGTTTCCCATCACAATCTGATGTGCTGCGTGATTTGGGCTAGGTTGAGGTTCTGCTACGGCATAAAGTATGCGAGACAAGTGCCGGTAGCTTATTCCAAGAATGGATGTGGCTTCTCGGCACTTTAACTTATTGTTTAACACATCTTGGATAATGGAGAAACGGTGCAATTCATGGTAGTTCATCGTAACTAACTTCCTAAATACCTCCAAGCAAACATAGGACAGATTCACTTGGAAATACTAGGACATTATCGCTTTGGGCTTACACTATTAGTGCGCATTATGGGTGAGTGTTATGTTGAGTGGTTCGCCTTTGGCCTAGAACGCGCAAAGGGTGGGCGAGAGACTTGCTCATTGTCGGCTTGCCGTACATGCCAGGAAAGAGAATCGCTTTGAAGTGAGAGCCCGTAACATAACACACATAATGCTGCACTAATGAAATGACATACCAAACGCTGAGTATGTCATTTTAGTTTGTCTTTGTTTTGCATTATGAAAAACGTTAGAAGATCTTTGCAGTGAATAGGTTTTCCCTCAAGTCGTATACTTTTGATATTTCCATCTTCATCGGTTTTGTATTCATACATGCATGTATCATCGCCGTTTCTGATTCTGTCTATGCGTTCCTTGCCATAGACTTCTTCAATCGGCTGGTTTGGATCTTCTTCACGACCAATGATTTCGCTCATTGTCGGGTCTGCCAATGAACTTGAGCTCATTAAGGCCATCGATAATATGATCTTTTTCATCGTCATAACTTCGTCGGTTAGCGAGCATTTTGGGAGGGGCCCGCTTTGCGGGAGGGACCTAAAAGCGGAGCCAAACCCCCGTCTAGTATTACGGGGGTAAATTCCACTGAACCATCAGTGTTCTCCGTGTATTCGCAAGCGTAGCGCGCCAGTGTTTGAGCGTTAGCGAGTCTTATCTGAGGAGAAATTATTTCTAGCTCTGTTGCTTTGATTCCTCAAATACAAACCTTCGACCATTATCGACAGTGATTCGATCTCCGCGTCGTTGAAATCTCCAATCGCTGAACTAATTTTCTCTATCAGTCTTTCGTGCGGATTCTGTTCTCTTCCAAGTACTTCATTAACTGATACCCCAAGTCTTTTAGCTATTAAAACTAGCTCTGATGCTTTTGGCTCAGTCTTGCCTGATTCCCAGTTCATAACGGTTTTTGCCGATGCTCCGACAGATTTAGCCATTTCAAGCTGAGTGACTCCTTTTTCCTCTCGGAGTCTCTTAATGTTCTCATTTAGCATGTTAAACCCCTTATTGAGTCCATGTTTTTTCTCATTATAAGGAGTGTTTTTTCATACAGTATCTTGACAAGGTAAAAATATTTACCCAAGATATGCAATAAATTTACTCTTGACAGGTTTTCAGAGAACATGAAAAAACAAGTATTCACCCCTGAAGAATTGGAAATCGATACTGAGGCGAGTCCTTTTGTTTTTGTTGATTACCTGTCTTGGACAATCCCTTACTCATCTTTGCGTCACGCTCACAAGTCAGATCTTTCTTCTGCTATCTGGGCTCCAATCCCTAAGCCAAATTACCGTATGGCTAAAACTCCTGAGCAAAAAGAAAAGTTAATCGAGCGATACAAACAGCAATGGAACGTTGCAATGATGGAACGTTTGGAGGTTTTTTGCTTGCACGTTCTTGGCCTTCGCATGTCACCTTGGCGCGGTAAGGGGTTATACGGTTACGAGGATTCATGTCACTTGATGACCAAACACTCTAACAAGCACGTTGGTTTTGTTGCTTTGGGTGGCAACCGCGGAACCTGCTATTTCCAAATTGAGGGGCTAGGGTGCAAACACGTTTTTGAGCACACAAGTGCATTCCGTTTGCATTGGTGGTTAGAACTTCTCGACTGTAACCGTCTGTCTCGAATCGACCTTGCAGTCGATGACTTCCACGGCCTTTTTGGTCGTGAGTATGCAAAAAAAGCCTATGCCGATAATGCGTTTCGCACATCTGATAGGGGTTGCGGCCCTAGTGCAGGTGAGCGTTATTTCGCTGAACCGTCCGGCAAGGTTATCAATGAATCATTCGAGGTTGGCAACCGCAAATCTCGTATTTACTGGCGTATTTATAACAAGGCTGCTCAGCTTGGGCTCGATATGTTTTGGTTTAGAAGTGAGTGTGAGCTGAAGGAGATGCCAATCGATGTGCTTCTCAATATCAGCGGTTACTTCGCCGGAATTTGTGCGTATAGCGCATCTATCGTATCCAGCTCTCCAGTAAAGGTGGTTACAAAAAAGAAACAAGTTGCGCTCGATATGCACGGGCGCATTCGTTGGGCTCGTCGTCAAGTTGGCCGTACGTTAGCGGATATTGCTAAGTACTTGGATGGTGACTTGGAGAAAGTTTTCGGGTTGCTCATATCTGAGGATACGCAGGGTGATTTGCTCAACTTGCCTGATACATACAAACACATAATCAAAGAGATAATGGAGAATTAGCATGGCTGTTCGTTACGTTCTAACAGGTGGTACTTACTCAAAAGGCGTTGGTAAGCAATCTGGTAAAAAATATGAAATTGGTCGTTTGTTTGCTGGTAAGGCGCTGAAGCCTTGGGAAAACGAAAACGGCTCTCAAATTGCGTTTGGTATTGAATCTGTTGAGGTTCCATTTGCGCCAAACGATGCACTTCTCGCTAAATTCGAAACAACGATGTGTCCGGCTCTTGTTGAGTTCGAGTACGAACCTGACCCAGAAGACCCTCGCCGCAACTTGGTTTGTGACTTCAAAGTCATTCGCAGCCTGTTCGACAGTCCTGTCTCTGAAAAAGCTAAGTAAGGTTTTTAATTATGCCTGTGTGCGCACTTCCAAACGCTGACGGTTTTATTGCTGTCGTTCCTGAGGTTGATGCTGCTTCTTGTAGTGGTTACGTCATGGTTACGGCTCAAGAATACGGTTCGCTGATGGATTTCACTCAGGTTACTGGCCCTGAAGCCACTCAAATGTTCGGCCTTGGTTTTTCCTTGGTGTTCTTTGGGGGCTTCATTTCTACCTATGCCATCAAGATGGCTTTACGTTTAATCAAACTTCTCTGAGGTACTTATGAAATACATCAATCAAGCGAAGAAATTCGCAAAACGTGGTGCTGCTACTGTTGCTGTGGCTGCTTTCTCTGGTGCTGCTTTCGCAAGTGAGGCAGGTGCTGACCCATTCAGTGCAATCGACCTTTCTGGCGTTGCGACAAAAATCGGTGCGGCTGGCTTAATCATTGTTGGCATCACTATGTCCTACAAATCTATCACTCTTGCTAAGCGTGCTGTGAATAAGGCTTAAGTTTATGTTGGCCATTCTTCACGATGTCATTCTCATCGTCTTTGTGCTTTTGGGTGGCATGGCTGGATTTGTGGCCTCTCAAAACTTTAGAGGATAGGGGGCTTCGGTCCCCTTTTTTAATGAGGTTTATACATGAGTATTAAACAAAGCATTGCGGCACTGGTGATACTTTTGAGTGTTTCGTTTAGTGCTAATGCGTCCGTAATGAAGGTTCACAGTTGGAGTGGTTATCTTGCCGTCTTTTCTAATTGTTTTGGTATAAGTTCTGGGAGTTATTTTGATCCTCAAGGCGTAGGTAGTTGTGTTGGACGCTCCTTTATGATTGATGGAAGGGAGCACACTGTGATTAATCAACGTTCTGGTAGCTATAGTCTCGAGGTTAAACACCGATATTTTAAAAGCGGCAGATGGAATGAAGATTGGTCTCGAGTTGATTTAACTCTGGCTTCTGGCGGCTGTCCTGATGGTACTGAGTTAAACCCAAAAACAGGTATATGTGAGAAGCCCCCTTACTGCTCACGACAGTCTACTATTGACGCGATAGAGGAAGCGAGAAATTCTTGTGAATCATCAGGTAAAGAGTTTTCCTTCATTTGTAGCGATGAAACTGAGTCATGGGAATCTGAATGTAATGGTCGTGATTGTTCAGATGTTGAAGGTCAATCCGATAGCGTACGTTGGATGTCCAGTGTATGGGGAAGTTCATCGCCTTCATCTTACCTTTGCTCTTCTATGGGTGGCGGCTGTGGCGCTGCTATTGACCGCTCTAGCTCTTGGTGCGGTGAGTCTGGTTGGTGCTACGCAAGTTATACTGTTATTGGCCCTGCTTGTAATGTTCCTAGTGGCCCATCTTTCTGCTCTGACCCTGAATGTAAAAGCTATAAAGACCCTGACACTGAGGAAAAACCAGATACAGACCCAACTCATGACCCAGACGACCCAACAGGCGGCGACATCGAAGACCCTAGCGTTTTACCAGATTCAGACAATGATGTTGTCGTTCCTGACCCTCCAACAGATGAACCTGATGTTGAGGACCCTCCAACAGATGAATCGACAGATACGGCAGTAGTTAGCGCAATAACTGGAATGAATAAGGATGTAAACAAGGCGCTCAATGCGATGAACATCGACATCAATCAGGCAAGTGCTGACGTTCAGAATCAAATCATTGCGCTTAATGCTTCAGTTGTCACCAATACGCAGGCCATTCAAAAGCAGCAAGCTAACGATAACGAAATCTATCGTAAAACAAAGTCTCTGATTCAACAGGCCAATGCTGACATAACAACAGCGGTAAATAAAAACACCAATGCGATTAACGGCGTTGGTAATGACGTTGAACAAATTGCTGGCGCAATGGATGGTATTGCTGAGGATGTCGCTGGTATTTCTGAAACATTGGATGGTATTGCCAACACTGACACGTCCGGCGCTGGTACGGGTGGTACTTGTATCGATGCTAGCAATTGTTCTGGCTTTTATGAATCTGCTTATCCTGATGGGTTAGGCGGTTTGGTGTCTGGTCAACTTAATGATCTAAAAACCAATGTGATTGATGACTTTGTTAATTCATTTGGCAACATAGATTTGTCCAACGCTCAGCGTCCTTCTTTCGTTCTTCCGGTTCCATTCTTCGGCAACTTCAGTTTCGAGGATTACATTAATTTTGATTGGATTTTCGGCTTCGTTCGTGCGGTTCTCATTATGACGTCCATCTTTGCAGCGCGTCGCATCATATTCGGGGGATAATATGGATTGGTTAGTTGATTTGTTTAACAAGCTTTTGGTGTTTTTATATCAGCTTTTAGTCTCGCTTTTTAACATGCTCAAGGACTTATTTTTCTGGGCTGTCGAGCAGGTTATGGAGATGGTTAACATGCTGCTTTCTGGCGTGTTCGCGCTCTTTGCGCCTGTCGATATGAGTCAGTATATGACTTCAATTCCTCCAACAGTCTCTTGGGTTATGGCTGCGGTTGGTTTACCTCAGTGCCTTTCTATCATCCTTGCTGCAATCACGGTTCGCTTAATGCTTCAACTCATTCCGTTTACGAGGTTAGGCTCATGATTTATGCAATAGCAGGTAGACCAGGAGGCGGTAAGACTTACGAGGCTGTTGCTTATCACATTATTCCGGCTATCAAGGAAGGGCGTAAAGTTATCACCAACATTACGCTTAATGTTGATTGGTTCGTAAAGATATTCGGTGAGGATGTGCGCGACTTAATCAAGATAGTTGATGGTCGGTTGACGGATTTTGGCTCTACAAGTCGGCCTTTTAGTCAGATTGAAGATTACTCGGATGAGTGGCGAAACGAGAAAGGACAGGGGCCTTTGTACATTGTTGATGAGGCTCATATGAGCCTACCATCTCGTGGGCTTCCGGCTGCGATTCTTGAGTGGTTTTCGATACATCGTCACTATGGCGTCGATATCATCTTGCTGACTCAGAACATACGCAAGGTGCATCGCGATATTAAAGACATGATTGAAGTCACTTATCGCTGTACCAAAAACACCGCAATGGGCTCCAGCAACTCATACACTAAAAAGGTTCAAGATGGTTGCAATGGTGAGGTGGTAAACACTTCGATACGATCTTATAAGTCGGAGTATTTTCCGTTTTACAAAAGTCATTCTCAATCGAACAAGCATGTGCAAGAAGCACAAGCAAAGGACATAAAGCCTTTTTGGAAACGTTGGCCTGTCGTCGGGAGTGCGTTGTTATTGTCTCTTGGTCTGGTCTTTAATATTTGGGCTTGGTGGCCTGAACCCGAAAAGGCACCGGAACCAGTCACGCAGCAAAATGTTAACTTAGAAATTCCAGCTGGTACGCCAACAGCTCAAGGAACGCGGACTTCACCTAAGAAAAAGACCAGTTCCGGTTTTGGCCCTTTAGATGGTTACGACTTTTTTATCACTGGGTACGCTAAGCAAATCGCGCTTACTACTAACTTGAAATCGATGGGAGAGCTAAATCGTGACCTAACTTTCTATAAGATATACATTGATGTTTACGATGGTACGGATAAGCTTTTCAGCTTTGACCATACAGATTTGGTTGATATTGGCTATCAGTTCGAGGTTCTTTCGGATTGTGTCTATCGGGTAACTTGGGAAGATTCAGAAAGGATCTTCACTTGTGGCCAACGTGAAAAGCCAACCGATATTCTCCAGCAAAATATTCCTGTTCAGATATAGCTATGCTGGTAAATATTCTTTGGACCCTGTTCTGGGGCTTCTGCATTTGGGGGACAATAATGCTATTCAGATGGGCAGCCTCTAGTTAGACCGCTCGCCGCAAGAAGTGATATTGAGCTTGCGAAAATCGCTTCGAGGAAGCGGAACATGTACACAGCTAATCTTTGGCACGTTCACACTGGAGTTGTTTATGATTGATTTGATATTTGAATATCCTTATGAGTTTCTAGGACTTCTAGGGGTTTATGTTTTAGGTTTGGTTGTTGTGGTTCATGGCTTCAGTAAAAAGCAACTGCCTTAGATAGATTAGCGAGGAAATAGAAATGTCTATAACTTTAGATACTGAAGACCTTACAGTTTTAAGAAAATACGAAGATACCTGCCCAGAATGCAAACAGCTATCTGAGTTTTTGGTTTTTGTTGATTCAGATAATTGTCGTTATGACTATTGTGGTCAATGTAGTTGGTATGATGTTACTGACCCTGATGATGATTTATTAGACCCTTAG